ACGATCATAGAGAAGCTATTGCGGAATATAAAGAATTTAAAGATGCACTTAAAAATGGATGGTATTTAAAGGATGGGCGTGGAACTGTTCAAGGCCATATGTGTGAGTAGTCTACTACTCTTACCTGCTGTACTTTTACTTTGGAGCTGGAACCAAGAAACACCTACTCTAAAGAGGGAAAAACAAGAGTAGGTTAAAGATGGGAAAATTAATCCGTAACACAATTTTACCTTATTGTCAAACAGCGTCGGTTGGTGTGCAAGTAAACTTAATATATATCTGATGTTTATTAACTTCTGTGGGACCGATTTCTTCCATTTTTATTTTAGCTTCTTCATAGCCCGCCATCATACAATCATAAGTAGAGTTAAAAGATGTAGGCCACGGGTATGGGTCTAAACACGCACCGTGAGTGTAACTACATATGATCAGAGTTAATAAAATTTTCATTGACAATCCTACAATTTATCCTATATTAACCCACAATATGAAAGGAACCAATCATGACAGATATGAGTAAATATAAAAATGTTTCTTTAACTAAAGAAACATACAGGGTTTTAGAAGCGTTATCAAAGGTATTATTGCCCGATGCAAAGTTGTCCGTATCAAAAACTATTGAAGCAATAGCAAATGAGAAAGCAAAAAAGTATAATGGGAAAATTAAAACCAAATAATTTGAAGAAAAAAATTTGTGACAATTGTCACGGCAATGGTTATGTAAGAGTTGCTGTAGGTAATACGTCAATAGATTTTAGAGATAACAGTCAGGTACACCAATGTTGGGTATGTGACTCGGAAGGAGAAGTATATGAGGAGAGGACTGATCTTATTGATGACAATCCTTTTTCTAACAAGTTGCACTAAGATAGAATTTGATAGCTTTGATCCTGCAACTTCATTATTTAAATGGACGGTAACAAATGAAAGAGACTGATGCAGCTTACATAGCGGGATTGTTTGATGGCGAGGGTAGTGTAGATTTTAAAAGACGGAAAGAAAGAAGAGGAAAGTACATAACAAATGCAATGCAAATAACAATGCGTATTGAAATGACAAACCAATCTATATTAAGATGGGTTCAAGAAACATTGAAAGTAGGCACAGTTAGAAAAAGAAATAGATCACCAAGTGTCAAAGCACACTGGAAAGATAGATGGACATATACGCTAAGATTTAGACAAGCATATAAAGTTGCTTGTTTGATATGGCCCTATGCTCATGTTAAGTTAGATAAAATACAACAAATAATAGATCACTATAATGGTAAAATATTTGATGATAAGGTAGTAGATCTTAAATCTTATAAAAAGTTGATGAATTTAGAATGAAAGTAAAAAAAGAAGATTACGAAGATATATATGACTGTATTGTAACTGGTCAAGTACCTGTAGAAGTTATTAATGAATACTTCCAAGACAAAGGTTTTCACGAATATTATAAGGAGAGATCAAGATGACAGATAAAAAAGACGATAAGATAAAAGTAGAAGTATCTACGTATAACTGGGGACCGTGTGTAGTAAAGGTAAAAATATTAGATGACTTTAAAAAAATATTGTTAGAAGAAGCTAAAAAGAATGAAGAAGACTATGCATCTAAACTAGCAGGACAAATTAGATCTGAGACAGGTTACAGTGAAGAATCAAGAAATAAAATCATACCACACTTATCTCCCTATCTTGGAATATATGATGTAGCGTATCAAAGATACCAGAATAGAGAATATGAGTTTGGTAAACCTGAGTATGCTTTGACTGCTTTGTGGTGTAATTATCAGCGTCAACATGAGTTTAACCCACCGCACGATCATGATGGTAAACTATCATTTGTAATCTATCTATCAATACCTGACCCACTGAAGAAAGAGAATAAAGAATATAAGGGAAGATCATGTGGACCTGGAGGTATACAGTTTATGTATGGTGAAGGAATTAGGGATTGTATAACTTATATGTCATACTTTCCTGAAGAAGGAGATATGTTTATCTTTCCTGCGTGGTTGAAACACTGGGTAAGTCCTTTTAATACTGATTGCGTTAGAGTATCTGTGAGCGGCAATGTACACGACTCAGCGCCCTTGAACCAAATTAAAAAGGGTAATTTAAAAAAAGAAAATAGTGAGGATGAAGAGTATTTAAAAGAATTGGAGAAGAAACTATGATGAAATTGTATAAGGAGTTTTTAAGATTAAAGATAATAAATAATAAAGTTACACTAGGGGACATGAAAAAATTATATGAAAGCTAAAATATTTGAATATAATCCTAACACCGATGTCATACGTTGGCGGTACGAGGACGAGTCTCACGATGACTTTGGCTGGCCTCATTATGGTCGGATACTAAAGACTAAAAAAGATAGTTGGTTAAAAGGTTATAAAAAATGGAAGAAGGAGAATAAGTGACTGTAGGATTTGGTGTAGGTATGTTTGCTTATAATATGATCTGTTTGTTGATAGGTCTTACGATAGCTTATTACGTAATAAATAATCATGATGAGTGATAAAGATTTAAATGAATACCATAGCATTGGTAAACCGATAAGGTGGAGTAGTAAATACTCCTATGTTGATGCAACAAGGCACGATGACCACGGAACACGGACCTATGATGTAAATGGTGCTAGACTTCCTTCCGTAACTACGATATTAGGGGCGACCAAAGATCAACAATTTTTAAAAGATTGGAAGGCCAAAGTTGGAGAAAAAGAAGCAGATAGAATCAAGAATTTATCTAGTAAGCGAGGGACTAGCATGCACAAATTCATCGAGCACTATGTACAAGGAACTGGCTACGATGATCTTACAGGGATCGGACAAGAGGCGAAAACCATGGCCCAAAAAATTATTGACGTGGGTCTTACACCAGTTGAAGAAATATACGGCTCGGAAGTCACGTTGTATTACCCTGGGCTTTACGCTGGGTCTACTGACTTGGTTTGCAATCACAACAATATGGAAACTATTGTAGACTTTAAGCAAGCGAACCGAGCAAAGAGAGAAGAGTGGATTGACGATTACAAACTGCAAATAGCAGCATATGCCATGGCCCATGACTATGTGCACAAATCAAACATAGAACAGGGTATAATTATGATATGCACCCCTGACCTATATTACCAAGAGTTCAAGGTTTCTGGGGCTGATTTACGATCATGGAAGCACAAGTTTCTCAAACGATTAGATATGTATCATGAGTTAAAGTTTGACGAAAAAGAGGCAGTCGACATAAATTTGCCACAATTAGAAAAGGAGATGAAAAATGAACGATAAAATGTTTACAGCTCTGATGAAAAAATACGATGCAGAGATAGAGGATGCACTGTACAGAATAGATGCACTCAACGAACATAACCTAATCATACCAGAACATACAGATATCTTGGGTGAAGTTGACAAAATGTTACAAAAGATTTCAAGCGCTGAGGATAGATTGGCAGCATTGAGGCGACATTATGGCAAGAATGTGGCAGATAGGCAGGGTTAGCCTGTATATAAGGGATCTAAAAAGTTTAAAAAATTTTTTCAAAAAAAGTAGCAAGTGAAAAGTGTCTTTTTGTCGTTTTGGTCTAGAAGTATTGATTTTATTGACTTTAGGGTAGACAAATTAGGTGACAAATCATGTTTAGGTAGACAAATTATTTTGTCACTATACAGAAAGGCCTTCCGCGAAACGTTTTGTTTTTGTCTCATTAACTTAAAACTTTCTAGATCCCTTATATAAAACTGATATAAGGGGGTATGCCTAGGAAAAGAAGAAAAGCTGTTGCCTCAATAACTCCCGACATACCTTATCCAAAAGTCCGAGTGGAGTGGATCGACTGCGTGAGCGATTCGGGCTGGGCTACTGACAAGGAGTTTGACAGGATGAAGTTAGCAAGACCTGTTAACGAAGGTTGGTTGTATTCTAAAGATAAAAAATCAATTAAGTTATTTGCTTCTTACGACAGAGAAGATGACGGTAGTTTTACTTTTGGGGATCGGACGATGATTCCTCGTCAGTGGGTGAAAAAGATTCAGAAGATTTAGTTTTATCTGGTGCTGCAATTAAAGCGTAGTCTTCCTCTGTTTGTTTAATTTCTCTATCTAACTCTTCTTTGGTCATGTCTTCAAGTTTTCCAGTTTTAATTAAAGACCTGTTTATGTACAGTCCTTCAACCTGACCCCTAGATTTTTCAGCATTGTGAGCGGCAGACATGTTACCTTTTTTAATAGCTAATTCTTTAATTCTATCTAATTGTGCTAAGTGGTTTAGCTTAGTCACCTTATGCTTTTCAAGCATTTCTCCCTCTAAATGTTCTATATATTTAACGACCGACGGGTGTATTTTAGGGTTTGTTAATTCATAACCACTTCTATTGTTTCTATTAGAGCTATACCCTGCCATTTTTGCAGCCTCTGATTTACTCAAAGGTTTCCCTGTTTCAGGATCCCCGTATACAAAGAGTTGTGCAAATCTTTTTTGCATAGACGTCAATGATCTCTTTATTGCCATATTGACAATTTAAGGTAACATAGTTATAAAGTCAAGGTATGAAAGATGACAGAAGCGACCTAGACTTAACAAAACAAATCGAACAACTCCAACTAACCATTAAGATGTATCAGTCCATATTACGTGATGCACAAAAACAAATTTATCATTGGAAAACTTTTTGGTACGAAAGTCAAAGCAAGGAAAACTTGTTGCAAGGTTACAAAAAAGTGATAGAGAAGTTATCCAACAAGTTAAGACAAAAAGATTTATGAGAGTACAAGACTTGCAATTATTTCTAAGTCAATTTACAAAAGGTTCTGACGCAATTAAGAATGCACAAATCTACGTAGAAAGAGATGGAAAGTTGTATCAGATTAGACGAATGGAAGTGCATGAGCACAATGTTCCAATCGTCGGTCAGCCAGGTCAAACTGCGCACAGATTAGTTTTAAAAACACAAAAACCTTCAAGTCTTATCTTGCCCGATAAACTACAAAAAGACTATTAATGAATGACGGTGTTACCCCCAAAAACATATGGGACCAGAGCAAAAATTATATGAAAAACTTAAAAGGGTATCTAAGGATATCATCTGGACTAGAATTGAAAACCAAAGCCTATTTGGGACTCCTGATTTATTGGGCTATAATATTAATAGCACCTTTTTCACAGTAGAACTTAAAGTTGCAAGTGGCAACAAAGCTCGCTTGTCCCCTCATCAAATTTCATTTCATATCCTACATCCCAAAAACTCTTTCGTGCTTGTGGAGTGGAAGGGTAAACACTTGTTGTTTGAAGGCAAGCAAACGCCTGCGCTTGTAGATTCTCCGTTGTCATCGCTTGATCCTATTGTTGATTCGCTTGAAGATTGTGTGAAGTATTTGTCTAGCTTGTAGGTTTATTCT